TTAGCTCTTTTCATACCACCAAAATCCCAAACCCAATTTCTTTCATCTAAATCGCCTTCAAACCATACTTTAAATGAAACACCATATCCATGTAGATATTGGCAATGTGTGGTAGTAGCTTTCCATTGTCTAAAACAACAACTAAAACCATCAAAAACTTTTGTACTTATAAACATAACTTTTATTTTTTAATATATAATAATTTATTCTTCGGAATCCAAATCATCTTCAAATTCTTCTGTATAATCATCGTCATCATCATTTAATTCTACTTCTATATCATTTAGATTTACTTTACTTATATTAGAATCAATATATTCTTTATACTGACCTTTTAAATAACCTTCTATTTGTTGTAATTCTGTTTGGAGTTTTAAAGCATCATCTTCAGTTAAATTTTCATCTAAATAATCTATCTTACTTAAAACTGAATTAATACTATCAAAATCAGATATTACTTTTTCAGGTGAAAAGTTTTCTAAATCTTTTTTATTTATTTTTACTTTTTTATTTGATTTCTTCATAACTTATTTCTTTTATTTCATTACATAACCATAAAAATCCTTGTGCTCTAAACATAGTATCACAATGATAATATTGTTTAAGAATTGACACTCCATCTTCTACTTTTAGGTTTATTCTGTGTTCGGGAAATTTTCTTTTTACTTGAAACATTTTTCCCTGAATTGTTATTATTTCTTGATTTATCACTTAATTCTTTATAATATAATTCTTGTATCCAATCATCCTTTCTCATTATACTATTTCACATGCACCACCAGCACAAGCTGCTTGGTCTTTTAAATCTGTTTCATCTGTCATTTCTACAATTTTTCTTAAATCTATATTATTTAAATGACTTTCCATTTCTAAGAATTTATCTTCTGTAATATCTTCAAAAGGTGCTTGAGTATATGAGCCATTATCATAAGGTAAAACAGATAAACCATTAAATGTATTTTTATTTTCCCACATCCATTCTCCAACTGAATCCCATTCGTCTTGTTTAACTGAAATTGTAGCTGAAACATTGTTTGTGTTAGCTCCTTTTCTATGTCCTTGTTTTACCCATTCTACATTGAACTTTTTAGTTCTTTCTAATAAATCCATTGGACTTTCTGTTCTATAAATTGCTCCTTTAGGTGCTTTTTGTGGAACTGACACAACTGCTTGAATTTCTGGTTTAAAGAAATCATCTTCTACTAATTCTGGATGATTTATTGCAAGATATTGATAAAGTGCTTCATTTTTACCTAATCTCATACGTCTTATATAAAAATCATTATGCCAAGCATGAATTCCTGATGAAGTTCCTAATACTAATGAACTAGTTCCTGAAGGTTTTACTGTTGTTACACGGGCTGCTTTATTAATTCCTATAATTTTTGCAACATCCTCATTAGCTCTTTTAGCATATTTAGCTGCTTCTTTTAAATCAAAATCTAAAACTTTACCACTACCAATTCCTGTCATTCCTACACCTATAAGTGCATCTTTTTCTGTTGTTCTTTTCCAAATATCACGAAGATAATGGAAATTAGTATAACTTGCTTGTAAAGTTCCTAAAAATGCTCCAGCTGCTACTCTTTTATTTAAATCTTCTTGTGATTCTATATTAGACACATTAATTTCTGTTAGATTACAGAATTGGAATGGTCTTAATGCAATTTCACAACATGGGTTTGTACCCCAATCTTTATCATCTGAAAAATATACTCCAGGTTCACCTGAATTACTAGCAACAATTTTACCCCATAATTCAAAGAAGTCTTTTTTTCTAACTTTTGAACGAATCACTACGGCTGAATTATTAGCTCTACCTCTTTGTGGGTTTAATTCCCACCAAGCACCATGTTTTGATGTTAACATTTGGTTATCATGTAAATCAAATAAAGAAATTAATGCTGCCCTACGAATACCTCCAGATAATACAGCATCTGCAATATGACAAATAATATCATGTGCCTCTATTGGACTTAATTGGTCTCCATCTTCTTTTCTATCTAATACTTTTTGAATTTGAAACAAACATTCTTTTAATGGTTCTGGACCTGGTGCTTTACCACCTACAGTAATTAATTCTGCTCCTTTTGGTCTAATATCTCTAAAATCAAAAATAGGTCTTGCTGTTGTAATTCCAAAGTAAGATTTTAATAATACTTTTACTGAATCTGCCCAACCTTCAATTGAATCTCCTACTAAAAATCTTCTTGTTTTTTTAGGAATTCTAATTTCTGGTAATTTTTCTATATGGTGTTTTTGAACACTATATCCTACACCACATCCTGATAATAGTAAAAACATTACTTCACTAAAAGATCTCCAATCATCAATTGGTAAATAAGAACAATTAAATATTCTTGAATTATTTATGTCAATTGGTTTTCCTGCGAATTGTAAGCTACGCATTGATGGTAAAACTTTTTTATCATATACCATTTCATATACTTCTTCAATTTCTTCTTTTAAATTAGGAAATTTTGCTTGATGCATTTTTTTATTTCGGGTAACTAATTCTTTCCATGTTTCTCTTCTTTGTTTTTTAGGAAGGTATTTTGCATACTTGTTGTACACTACTATGTCTGATAAAATTTCTTGTGTGATGTTCATTTATTGTTCTTATTTATAAAATTAGTTATTAATGTCAAAAAAGGGGGTTAATACCCCTGTGTGGAGATAAATACAATATATACAAGCAAAACCCATTAAATATTAAAAAAATCGTTAGAAGCTCCGCGAAGTCTTCTTCGCTCTGCAGGCGAAATTTCTCCTGGGGGAGTTTGTTCATTTCTATTATTTCCTCTCATATTTATTGCAATTTTACCAATTGCAGTATCCATAACAGAATCATAAGTTATACCGTCAGCTCCATATCTATTTTTCATAACATGCCACCTTCCTGTACCGTTTTCCTTATCTTCTGCATTTCTGGATAAAGACATTGCAAAGTCAGTAATCATCATTTTACTGTAACTTTCTGCCATTCTATCTCCTTGAATGATGTCTTCTCTTGCTCCTGATCTATTTACTTGTGAAGCTGTCCAAATAGGTAATTTTAATTCGGTAGCTAAACCACGTAAATTAGTATAAATGTCATCTAATTTGTCTCTTTTTTCTTTACTTGCTTTAGAAGTTAACAAATCAGCATAATCAATTATAATTAAATCTGGTTCAATATTTTGTTGTATACATTTTTCTAAATGTGCATGAATAGTGTTTACTGTTGCTTGTCCTGCTGGATATTCTCTAATATAAAGACCACCTCGTAAATTTTCTACTTTATCTTTTACTTTGTCTTTATGCATAGTAATTTCTCCAACTGGAATTTCAGTAAAACAAGCATCATATCTTCTACCTACATACTTTTCATTTAATTCTAATGTATAATGAATAACTGTGTGTCCTGTTTTTACAGCTTGAGCTCCTAACGCAACTAAAGCCCATGATTTACCCCCTCCAGGTCCACCAGCTATCATTCCTAAATCACCTTGTCCTAAACCACCACAAAGTAATTTATTTATTAAAGGCCATGGTGTTTCCACAGTGTTTCTAGCTTCTTCTCTAAATCGATCTTCTAGCTCAGTAACATATTCATGGCCAATATCTCTTTCTGTTCCTGCTTTTAATGCTCTGTCAATTAAATTTCTAATGTCATCATAATCTCCTAATTCTAATAAATCAACTGACTTCATTAAAGCATTTTTTAATGTTTGATTTTTACAAAAATCTAAAAAAGCATCTTTTACATAATTTAAATCTGTTGCTTTAGATGCTTTGTATGCCTGTTTAAGTAAATCTTTTACAGCTACACTTTGTAATTCTTGGTTTATACTTTCAATTTCAACTTTAAAAACTTCCATTGTAGGAATTGTTTTATACTCATTGTAATATTTAAGTGTTTTTCTAATAACCCATTTACCTGCGTCATTGTCAAAATAATCAGGAGAAACTATGTCTGCAATTTGTTGCAAGAAGTCTCTGTCCGTGATTAAGATAGCAAGTGCCTTAATCTGAAACGCATGTCCATATTGGGTTAATTTACTCATGTGTTTGTTTTGCTAATGTATTTAATTTAATAAAATGTTCCCTTAACCATAAATCAGGTGCTTTAATAGCATTTCCTAATTGATCATCATTATACATCATAATAAAATCATTTCGGGAAAGCAAATTTATTGGCGCTTCTATTAATCTACTTATTTGTAATTTTAATTCACCTGAAATTGGTGGGTTTTTTAAATCCATTAATTCTTCATTTAATCGGAGTTGGATTTCCGACTCACTAATTTTTTTATGCATTGGTTCTTCTCCTTTACCTGCATGTTCCAGAATGAAATCAAGATCAAGGGTTTGTTGAGTAAGTAGATCTGGAACTATTTTTGGTAATTTTTTAGGTCCTAATCCTTTAACACCTTCGATGTTATCAGATTTATCACCCATTAAAACTTTATACATTAAAAAATTGTGAGCCGGTACTCCATAATCATCCATCACCATTCTAGGTGTATAGAATTTTTTCTTTGTTGGGCTCCAAACTGTAATTCTTTCATTTACTAATTGTAGGAAATCTTGATCAGCTGACATTATAGTAACATCTTCTTTCATTAAAGTATGAGCTATATATGCTATTGTATCATCAGCTTCAATTCGGTCTATTGATATAACATTAATAGGAAGAAAATCTAAATATTCTATTAAACGAGAAAATTGAATTTTCATTGCATCTTTCTCTTCAGTAGCATTTTTAAATGCATCCCATCTTGTAATTCGTTTACCTGGTTTTCTGTTAGTTTTATATTCAGGATGTATTTTTCTTCTACGTTGACTACCCCCTGCGCCGTCATAAACTATAATTACTCTAGTTGGGTTTACTTCTCTAATAGCATAAGCTAAAGATCTTAAAAATCCAGTTAATCCTCCTACAGGTACACCATTGTCATTTAGGGCTCCATTTACTGCGAATGCTCTTAAGTAAAGGTTTAAACCATCTACTATTAACACCCTATTATTTACCCCTAAATCGCCCGGTTTTTGAACGTTATCTAATAAACTAAATATATCTTCCATTATAACCCTGATTCATCTATTTCAATGTCTGGGTCCATGTCTTGTGCGTCTTCATGTTGATATTTCATAACATAAGCATCACAAGTGTCTCTATACATAGCTTCTTTAATTTCAGGTCTTTCTTTACATAAGGATTCTAATTCTTTACCTGAAAAAGTTACTATTTCACCTGTCTCGGTGTCTGTGTATTTACAAATTGGGCCTGATTGTTTACAAACTTTATAGTTTTTCATCAATTTTAACCATCCACCATAATCGTCTATACCTTGTCTATAAAAGACATTGTATCGAATTTTACGGTTTGGTGGTCCCATTCTATTTTTTACAACAATTGCTTCAACCTCTGACCCTACAACTTCATCTACTCCGTTAATTTTTTCTTTAAGTTTCCCAACTTGTTTTAATCTTAATCTAACTGAAGCATGAAATTGTAAGGCTTTACCACCAGAAGTAGTATATTGATCAGCAAATGGCATTGCGCCCATCTTTTGTCTTAACTGGTTCGTGAATACTAAAAGTATTTTTTCTTTCCCAATCAAGTTAGTAATTTTACGCATTGCTTTAGATAAAATAATAGCTTTTTGTGTTGCATAACCATCTTTTTCAAAGTCAGCGGCTGATTCAATTTTAGTGGTTGCTGCAGCTACCGAATCTACTACAATTGTTACAAGTTTGTCTGGGTTCTTTTCTCTAACTTTAAGGATAACATTTTCAATTGCATCCATAATGTCTTCAACTGTTTCTAATGGTAAATAAACCATTTTTTCAACATCAACTCCAATTGCCTGTAAAAATTGAGCATTTAAGGAAGATTCAGTATCAATGTATACTGCAACTCCATCTTTTTTCTGTGTGTTTGCTATAATATGAGATGCTAACAGGGATTTACCACTTTGTTCTAACCCTGTAATTTCAACGATTTTGGACACGGGAAATCCACCATTAGGGCGATTTGATATGGCCAGGTCTAACACTGTTGAACCTGTGGAAACCCAATCGTTAACGTCAGTAGGAGAATCCTCACTGCCGTCTAAAAAATATGCAACTCTATGATGAGTTTTGTTGAATTTTTTATTTAGGGAATCAGCAATAATCCCTGTTAGTTCATCTCTATTTGTGTCTTCTTTTTTCTTTGCCATTAGTCAAATAATTCATCAAGTTTA